ATCTGGGGCTTCGCGCTCTCGCGCATCGCGGCGTGTACGTTGCGGGGCATCGGGGTCGGTTTCCTTCTAGGGTTGGGTCGGCACGTCGCTGCGCACTTGAACGATCGGTACCGGGTTCGCGTCCCCGCCCTCGGCGGCGACCGAGAGCTGAGCGTCCACGCCCCCGAGTGGGACCGGAGCGCCGCGCGTCTGCACCTGCGAGCCGGCCGGGGTGCGCACGTCCATCTTGCGGACCTTCACGAGCAGCTCCATCTCGAAGACGAGGTGCACGATGCCCCCGCCCTCGTCCGAGACGTACTCGTCCCAGGTGGCGTCGCCGGTCTCGATCTCCATCATCCCGGAGGCCGCGAAGACGAGAGCGCCCGCGACGCCGCCCGGGGGCGCGTACTGCGGGTGGTAGCCGGCGTGGCAGGCGTTGTCGATCGCCTCCTCGACGGCCTGAAAGATCGGCTCGATGCGCGTCGCGGTCTCGAACCCCATCGCCGGGAGCACGTACCGGAGCTTCCACGTCCCCTCGCGGTAGGGATAGACGGTCGAGATGTACGCGCTGCGGCTCTTCTTGCGCCAGAGCGCGAGCAGCGGGAACCGGAACTGCGCGCCGTCCGTCGCCATGTAGGGCTCGGGGTCGACCAGCGCGACCGAGTTCACGGCCGAGCCCCCCATCGGGCAGCTGTTGGCCTCGCCCGCCGCGCAGAGCGCCTGGCCGACCGCGAAGTTCAGGGTCCAGATGAGGTAGTCGAGCGTGAAGAAGCGCGCCGGGTCCGCGGCGAGGAGGAGGTCGTAGTTCTCGGCCCAGCCCGGGAGCGGGGTCGCGGACTTCGGCCCCTGCCCGAGCGGCAGGAACGTACCCCCCCAGAGCGAGGTCGAGCCGTCGCCGGCAGCGACGGTCGGCTGCTGCGGGGGGACCTCTCCGGACATCAGGCTAGTTCAGGTCGTGCGGCGGGTAGGGCTTGTCTTGAAAACCAGTTTTCGAGCGCGGCTGCCCCCGGTCGTCCTTCTCACCGAAGTACATCTCGTAGAGGACGAACGGGGCGAGCAGCGCGATCTCGATCATCGAGAAGCCCCAGCGCAGTTTCTTCCAGGCGGAGGTCCTCACTCGTCCTCGCAGGGGAGCAGGGCCTCGACGAAGCGCTTCGCGTCGTGCAGGGCGTCGCGCAGGCAGGTCGCCCGGAACGTGACCACCGAGCGTGGGAGGCCCTTCTTGCACGGCTTGAGGACGTGCAGCTCGACGAAGGCGTTCGCCCCGCCCTGGTAGGGGCCGACGCGCATCGGGGCGCGCCTGTCCTGGTCGCTCCAGTCGCGGGTCGCCCGCGCGAGCCCGGCCAAGAACAGGGCGTCGTCGTCCGACATCATCGGCAGCTCGACGATCGAGGCCTGCGAGGGTCGGTGCGCGATTGCCTTGCGGAAGCGCGCGATGCTCTCGGAGATGCGGCTCATAGGAGTTCGACCGAGACCCAGCACAAACAATTCGAGTGGAGCTGCGGGTCGCCCTGGGGGAACTCCCCGAGCGCGTCGGCGTGCTCGCCGTGCAGGCCCATGCAGAGCCGGCACGTGTTGATCTCCAGGGCGGAGTTCCAGATCCGTACGAGCTGGACGCCTCGTGAGAAGAGCGCGTCGAAGGCCTCGCGCGACTGGTCGTTGAACGCTTGCAGCGTTTCGGTCGTCGCCGTCCGGGTAGCTGCCCATTCGAGGTCCTTGGCAGCGACTACTCGCGCTGCGCTCGCCTCAACATCTTCGAGCCCCTCGGCCCTGGCCGCCCACTGCTCGGCGAGCGAGTCGGCCACCTCCTCGGAGGAGCCCGGAGCACCCGCTGGGAGCCTCTTGCCCGTCTGCTTCTCGAACGCCTCGACCCCGTACGCCCGGGCTCTGGCCCGCGCCGCCCCCACGGCGGCTTCTACGGCGTCGGAGACCTCGGCCTGCGCATTAGGCAGGGCGGCGAGCTTCGAGCGCGCGGCGGCCCCCAGGAGCGCGAGGTGGACGGTGTGGTTGGCCTTTCGGATCAGCAGCAGGAGAGCGGCCGCGATCTCGGCGTCCCTCTTCTGCTTGTCGTCGGTCTTAGCCACCGAGCCCCCTCCTCTGAGCCGCCCGCGAGAAGAGCCTCGGGAGATTGCGAGCCACGGTCTGCGCCCCCTCGACGACGGCGCGCTCCAGGAAGAACGTCGCCTTGGTCCCGGGGTGGTAGACGGACTTCCTGTAGAAGACCGTGCCGCCGATGACGAAGCGGAGCATCCCACCGTCGCGCGCCGCGATGACGTGCGCGCTCGTTCCCCCTTCGAGGAAGAGCGACATCCCTTTGCCAGTGAGCTTGAAGCCCCGGCCGTTCTTGATGAGCGAGAACCGGATCGATTTGCGGGTCTTGCCGCTGCGGTCTTTCCAGTCGGTGGTCTGGCGGGCGGCGAGTTCGGCCTCCCGGCCCCCTGCCTCGACCGCCTCGGTGACGGCGTGCTCGTAGTCCGAGAGCAGACCGCGGAGCGCGCTCACGGCGCGCGTCGAGTCGGAGTGCGCGCTCATATGTGGATGGGCTTCGTCTTCTCGCCCGAGGCGTAGAGGACGCGCTTGGCGACGAGGTCCACGACGAGCCGCGGGCGGCCGGAGAATACGACGGCGTGCTGCGAGTCGATCTCATCGAGCACCATACCCCGGTGTCTCCTCGCCTCCGGGCCGTCGCCGTAGTGCCAGTAGGGGTCGGAGCCCGGCGCGCGCAGCTCGTTCTTGTCGAGGCACTCGTCGCAGAGCGGCCCCTCCATGAACCGGAGTTCGTCCCCGCACTGCGCGCAGTCCTCGACGAGCACTCAGCCGATCATCACGTAGACGGTCTCGGCGGCGAGCGCGGCGATGTAGACGTTCGACGGCACCGCGGCGGGGTCGAACCAGAACGTGACCGGCAGCGTCGGGTGCATGCGCGTGCCGGTGTCGCCGGAGTTCGCGCCCTTCCAGGTCTTCTGAGCACCCGTCGTGGTCGGGATGATCTTGATCCAGAGGGCGCCAGCGGGGATCGGGATCGCCGTCGTCCCGTTCGTGAGCGGGATCGGACCCTCGAAGGCGGGGCTCGGCGTGTTGTAGATGGGGCCCGACGACCAGGGCTGCCCCGAGGGGATGCCGTCGCCCGAGAAGCCCGCCGACTCGTTGTGCACGGAGGTCTTCGACATCAGTAGTCTCCGGTATTGCTACGACCGCTCGGGTTGTTGCAGGAGTCGACCGACATCTTCGGCCCTCGATCGAAAGTCACGCCGCCGACGTTCGCCGGGGAGTCCGGAGGCGGGTTATCGTTCACCGCGATCTCCTGAACGGCCGCCTTGATGCGGTCCATCCGACCCTCGGCGAACTTCCAGAGGTCCTTCAGGTAGTTCTCGCCGATCTTGGCCGCCAGCTCGGGCTTGCGCGAGTACGCGAAGAACCGCAGGTACGCTAGCTCGGCGTCCACCAGCAGCATCGACACACTCGCGGGCTGCTCGCTCGGCAGACCCCCCTGCCCGTAGATGGGCTGGAGGTTCGACGTCACCTCGGAGTGCGCCTTGCCCCAGCAGAGGAGCAGCGACGGGTTCGCGTCTGCGATGGCCCCCTCGTTCTCGTGCTGGAACAGCGAGAGCAGCGTCTGGCGCGGGAACTCGGCCCGCACCTGCTCGATGGTGGCGTAGGTCGAGGCGCTCATCGCGCGCGTACCGAGCGGCGCATCGCGCGTCTCATCACCTCGGGCTCGTCGAGAAGCTGGGTGGGCTTCTCCTTGCTCGGACGGTCCTCGACAGAGCCGAGCGGTCTCGCGTCCGGGCTGAAGTGAGATTGCCCCGCGGCCACCAGCGCGCAGTTGATGGTCGTCGCGGGGCTCATCCGAGAGTGCTTTACGAGCGCGGGCCCGTGACGGCGTTCATGTTCGCGACCAGCTTGGGCTTGACGTGCACCTTGCCGACACGCGACGGCTTGGTGTCGAGCGGCTCGATCAGGTCGGCGTCGAGAAAGCGCATCGCGTCCTCGTCGCCGAAGTAGACCTCGTCGCCCATCTTGGCCTGCTCGGTCCTAGGCTCGCCCTCTTTGACCGAGCCGTCCGGGTTCTTCCACTCACTCTCGGGGAGCGGCACCTCGATGCTGCCGTGGATGACGCGGTACGTGCCCGCGAGCTTGCGCTCCTTGGCCGTGCGCTTGAACTCCCCCTCGTCGCGCGGGACCTTCTTCAGGATGCGGGCGAGGACGGGCGGCGTACGCTTGACGGGCTGGGGAATCGCTGCGGCGGCTGAGGCTTTCATCGGCTTCTCTTCGGTCTGTCGTTTTCGGGGCATTTCGGGGAGTCCTCCGTAGGGGAGGATGGCGCCGAGCTACTCTTCGAGCTTGCGACGCGAGCGCTTCGGGGCGCCCGGCGCGGTGGAGTCGCCCGCAGGCTCTTCGGGGCTCTCGGGGAGAGCTTCCTGCGCCTGGGGGTCTGCCGGCGCGTCCTGGGGCATCGTCGGCGGAGCATCGGGTGCTCCTGGGTCGAGCACGGGCGGTAGGTCCTCGGGGTCGCCCGACTCTCGGATGGCCTTGAGCGCGTCCTGGACGGCCTCGCGCTCGGCCTGCTCGGCATTCGAGACGTGCTTGCCGAAGTCGCGCTCGACCGCGGCGTCCGAGATGTCCTTCGGGCAGTGCGCTCGCCAGCACTTCGCTGAGCAGCACCGGAGGCGCGTGCACTTCGGGCAGATCTCTTTCCCGTCCTCATCGACAGCGACGGCGTGCCCGCCCGCGACGAGCGAGACCGCGTCCGCGTGCGAGAGCGTGACGACCTCGCCGGCCTTGTGCAGGGTCTGCCCGAGCGCGAAGTGGGTCTTGAGCTTGTGCGGACCCGAGAGGTCCTCGAACTTGGGCATGACGGGTGCGGTCTCCGAAACGGGGAAGCTTGAAAACTGGTTTTCGAGACGGGGGCGCGCGAGGAGCGAATCCTCGGAGGACTCAGCTCCTCGCGCCGGAACTCACAGGTGCGCGCCGCTGATGTACCCGCCGACGTAGCCCGAGGTCATCACCTCGATGTCCGAGTGCACGACCACCACCTGAGTCCCGCCGCGCGCGCCGCGCTTCGGGTCGAAGTACGTACGCACGAGGAAGCCCGCCGAGAGCGAGCCGTCCGGGGTCGCGCCCTCGGCGCCGCTCCAGCGGAACGTGCGCGACGTCGCGACGTCCATCTGCGAGGTGAGGTCGCCCGTGTTGTGCAGGAGCACGACGTTGTTGCCCCACACGTACGTGAGGGCGCCGCCCGTCACGTACTTCATCATCGCCGTGTAGATGGGCGGGAGGCGGAGCGTCGAGGAGATCTTGCCCGGGTCGGGCAGCCCGTCGACCGAGTCCTTGTAGGTGAAGTACTTCTGGACCTGCGGGTTGCGGAGGAAGTCGTGCTCGACCAGCTCGCTCCAGAGGATGCCGGTGACCGGGAGGTACGAGTTCTCGATCGCGTTGTGCAGGTTCTTGACCGGGTCGGCGTTCGCGCCGCCGTCCCACTGCGAGCCCGCGGCGAGCGCGATGACGTTGCCGCTGTTCCAGTTGCCGCTGGTCTGCAGCAGGTTCATCACGCGGTACTCGCGCTCCAGGCGCAGGGCGTCGATCACGACCTGCGTGAGCTTGACGAAGGGCCGCAGCGGCGTGTCCGCGTTCGCCACCACCTCGGTGGGCATGAAGCCCCCGAGCACGTACTGGGTCGTCGTGTAGGTGCTCGAAGAGAGCGACGGGTTGATCTCCCCGCCCGCGGCGCCCGGCGCGCCCCCCGTCGGGAGCTTGCGCTGGAAGTCCGTGTTCTGGTTCCAGGTGTAGTAGACGTCCGCCTGCTTGGGGACGAGCATCACCGGGCTGGCGACGTCCGCCATGCCGTCGGCGATGCGGTAGCCGGCCGCGTAGTTCGGCAGCGTCGCGTTGGTGTGCACGTCGCTCGGGGCGAGGTCCATCTGGACCAAGCGGCCGTTCACGTTCTCTTTGCGCCCGGTCGAGTTCGCGCGCTGCTGCGAGTAGTGAAACGCCGCGCCGTCCGAGAGCTGAGCGCGGTGGATGAGCGTGCCGTCCTCGTTGCGGACGGGCTTTCCGTTCTCGCCCTCGACCACGTCGGTCTCGTACATCTGGCGGACGAACTTCAGGCCCTCGGCGTCGCCGTAGACCTTGCCGTCCGAGAGGTTCACGAACTCCTGCGTCGAGATGAGCCCGTAGCCGCCGTCGGTGCGCGGGCGGGGAACGTCGCGAAGGAGAGTCAGTCCAGTGCCGGCCATTTGATTGAATCCTTTTCCAGTTGAGGGGGAAACGAGAGAACCGCAGCGCCGGCAAAGGCCTGCGCGAGAGACGTCCGAATCGAGGGGGGTTGAGAAAGAACGGCGGGGAGGAGGATCGATCCTCCTCCCCGCAGAGGGTTCAGGTCGCGCCGCGCGGCATCAGGTGCACGAGGATCGGGTCGCCGGCCGTCGCCGCCGCGGTGAGCGCCTGGCCGATGTACGGGTCGCCGGCCGTGTAGGCGATGACGTCGCCGGAGGTCGTTCCGCCCGGGCCGACGAGGACGCCCGCCGTGATAGCCGCCTGCGCGATGCACCACGCGCAGCCGAGAACCTGCACGCGACCGTAGCCGCCCGCGGGGATGTCCTCGATGACCACGCCGAGCGGGATGTCGGTGACGGCGGCGGTGAGGACGACACCGACCGCGGCCTGCGTGCCGCTAATGAGGTTGCCGGTGTCGATCTTGACGAGCGGGCCCTGGCCCTGCGAGCCGAGCGCGAACGCGGTGCCGCTCGTGTTCTTGACGGGCATCTCGGCGATGCCGAGCGGGAAACGAGACACCTGATAATCGGTCGCGGCCATCTGCGTGGTCTCCTAACGAGGTTCGGAAATGAGGGGGCTTTCGAGCGAGGCGCCGGTGCGGTGCCCCCTCGGGAGAGGAGTCTTGAAAACTGGTTTTCGAGCCGAGGCTGCGGAAGCGCGAGCGGACGCTCTAGGCGAGAGCGCCCGTGATGATTGCGCCGATCTGGTTCGAGACCATCACCTCGATGTCGTCGTGCGCGACCACGATCCAGTCAGAGCCCGTGCCCTGCGGCTCGGTGAACTCGCGCACCAGCACGCCCTCGAAGCGGTAGCCGTCCTTCACCGCGGAGTCGGCCGCGTCCCAGCGGAACGTCACCGACGTCGGCAGGGCGTCGATGTCTTTCGGCGCCCGGACGAGCGGGACGTTCGCGTTGCTGCCGGCCGTCCAGCCCGGGGCCCACACGTACGAGGGGACGCCGGCCGCGAGGTACTTGGCGCGCGCGAACAGTACCTTCGGCATCTCGCCGCCCGACTGAACGTAGTCGCGCATCGCGGTGCTGTTCGCGTTCTGGTAGAAGTACTGGGCGGCCACCTCGGGCATGATCAGCACGTTCGCCGGCATGTACGAGAGCCCCAGCGCGCCGAACATGTCCGTGAGCGGGTTCGCCGTCGTGCCGCCGTTCCACTTCGCGACCGCCGCCTGCCGGTTGTTGGCCGCGAAGTTCGCGCCCGTGATCAGCAGCTGCGCCACGCGGTACTCGCGCATCAGCGTGAGCTTTTCGACCAGGTAGTGCGTGGCGCGCGCCTTCAGGTCGAAGTCGGCGTTCGCCACCGTACCGCGCGGGATCTTCGCCGCGAGCGCGTAGCCGACCGTCGTGAACGTCGTCGGCTTGAAGAACGGATTGACGACGGGCGGCGCCCCGTCGAGCGTGCCCGTGGCGACCACGAGGTTCGTGGCGTCGAGCACCGACTCGCCGTAGAAGACGCCCTGGTTGTGAGAGACGCGCCGCACGGGCGAGACGACATCGGCGACGCGCTCGCCGTCCATGATGCCGAACGACGCCTGCGTCGCCGCCGTCGAGACGTCACTCGGGGCGAGGTCCATCAGGTAGGGCTCGTCCCTCTTCGGCCCCTCGGTGGGCCGACCGCCCGAGAGGTCGAAGGCCGCGCGCCGCGCGAGCTTGAGGGAGCGCGCGTCGGCTTCCCTGGTGGACTCGCCGACGCGCTTGCCGTTCGCGTCCTTGGCGACCTCCCCGTCGATGTAGAAGACGACCTTGCCGTCGAGGTCCTTGACAGCGATCGGCATCTTCTTCGTTCCTTCGAGTGCGTTCGAGCGGGGAGGGTTTGAAAATTGGTTTTCGAGCGCCCGGGCTTTACGCCGAGGCCTTCGCGGGCATCGTCATCTTGCCGACGAGGATGAGCGAGGCGTTCGAGCAGGCGTCGGCGTAGGACTGGCCGTGGTCCGACATGAGCTTGGCGGTCAGCTCGCTCGCCGAGAGGATCGGCTTCTCGACCTCGGGGCGCTTCTCGGCCGGCACGATCGTGCGCAGCAGGTGGCGCTGCTCGGCCGGGATCGGCGGGTACATCTTGTTGAACGACTCGCGCGACGAGCGCGCGAAGTCGAGCAGCGCGGGCTTGTCGCTGAGCGAGAGCCCCTTCTTGTCCGCGTACGTGGCGATGGTCTCTTCGACGTCGCGCACGAGGTCGGCCTCGTTGCGCTTGATCTTCTCGTCGAGCAACTTCACGTTGTCGGCGACGAGGCGCAGGACGACCGCCTTCGGCAGCTCGTCCTTCAGGGCGACCGTCGAGACGGCGGTGATGATTTCGAGCAGGTCCGCGTTCGCCGTCTCGGCGTTCTTGACCGACTCGCTGCCCTTCGCGACCGTCTCGCGCAACTGCACGAC